AGAGGAGTTCATACAGGCGGTACTCTCTGGCAAATATTCTCTCTTGTGTTACGGAGGGGCTATGGGAGGAGGCAAGTCGTACGTCTGTTTAATGACCTTGATCTTACTCGCTAAGATCTACCCTAAGTCAAAATGGTGCGTGATCAGGGAATCACTTCCCACAATAAAAAAGACAACATTAGAAACATTCAACAAGCTGGTCCCCCAGAGTTTTGTACAGACATTCAACCAACAGGAATTTACTTATACCTTCAACAATGGATCACAAATATTCTTCATGGCCGAGGACTTCCGTAATGATAAGGACTTCGATAGGTTCAAGGGACTCGAGGTCAACGGTTTCCTCCTGGAGCAGATTGAGGAGCTACAGGAAGAACTTCTCAGCGTCTGTTTTGTACGGGCGGGGAGACACAACATCGACAAGATGCCTCCGCGACCACTCATACTTTGTAATGTCAACCCTACACTCGCATGGCCGAAGCAGAAGATATACGACCGCTATAGAGAAAATTTATTGCCGGATGATTGGTTTTACCAACCCGCCAGGATAATGGATAACCCCGTGTTGTACAATGATGTCCAGTACATGCACAACGTGACTGCACACCTCGATGACTTAACGAGAAGGAGATTGATCGAGGGAGACTGGTCTGCGTTTGCTATCGACAAACCGTACCTGTATAATTTCAGTCTGGACAGGCATGTGAAAAAGGCGTTTACGCCTAACCCTTACATTCCAATAATGATATCCTTCGACTTCAACGTAGAACCGATGACCGCCATCATCGGGCAGAAGTTAGATGGGAGGACCGGATACATCTTCGACGAGATGGAGATCTCCACCGGATCAACGGAGGAGATGTGTAACCTGATCGCAGCCAAGTACAAGGATTGGATCTACAATGACAATGCGCATATCACTGGCGATGCGACTGGACGTAACCGTCAGGCGCTGCTGGAAGGGAACCTCAATCACTACAGAGTGATCAAGGAGACACTGGAGCTGCGTGACAGTGCATTGAAGGTTCCACTCCAGAACCCAGCCCACAAGGACTCAAGAGTCCTGGGGAATTCACTCCTGCAACACGCGAACTACTTCATCACCGAGAATTGCAGGAGAACGATTAATGATTGTATCTACGCCGAGGTGAACGATGTGGGAGAGCTGATCAAGACCAAGCAGGCGGGGAGGCACTTCTTTGATAACTACAGGTACATGTACCATGCGTGGTATCCTGATTTCATCAGCAAGCCGTGGAAGTATGCACCTGAACAATATGATGCAGTAGCATGAAAGAATTCTCATTATACTTCTCCATCTTCGCTGTAGCATTTGCAATCTTTAGCTTGTTATACAATGAGTACATTCACCATCGTAGGCTGCGGCGAATCCGCGAAGAATTGGAAGCCAAACGGGATTTCGATAGGTTCAAACGACTGCGAAAAGTGGGGGCGAACAGTAGATCATTTAATCCTGGCAAACCACCCAGGTAAATTCAAGAATGGAAGACTCAACATCATCAAGCGTACCAAGGCGCAAGTACATACCACTTCGCGAAGGTTGTGGGTCAGCAATCTACCAAACTGCTTGCAACTCAACAGAGTTGTCAGCTTCAACACCAGACTACTCAACGGATTCATCTACACCTCCTCCACTACCCCAATCATGTGCATGTCTATGGCCATACGCATGGGTGCTGACACGCTCATCCTCTGGGGCGTGGACATGGTCAACCATCATGCGTATTACAAGGGATCTAAGTTAGGGGATAGGGAGATAGGCGTGTATCATAAGTTCTTCCAGGCATGTACAGCGAAAGGAATTAAAGTCTATCTTGGCGCACATGGAACTGCATTCGATAATACATTACCGCTATGGATAAATTAAGTTTGGAGTTGACTGTGGACGCTACAGGCGAACCAGTGATCAAGGTTGTACACTATGACAAGTCAGATGAGTTGCAGCAATTGCTGTTCAGGATGTTCATCGAGCGAGCGAAAGCCGGATTACATCTCAGGATGCTATCGAGTTGTTCACATCCGAGTATAACGGTGTACCACATTGAGTCAGAGAGTTGCGTGGATTATGCGAAGAAGCTGAATACCCTGCTAGAGAAGAACAAGCACATGCAGAAGGATCTTGATCAGGTAGGAAGTATAGTCGGCAAGTGGTGTAACGCACACTGATGGACTACTGTACAATCACCCCTACCCGAGATGACAGACCCCAGTTCCTGAACTTTTGCAAGCATCAGTTGGATCGGATGAGCGAAGGCCGTCCTAACTTCATCATCGATTATAAGCCGCGAGGTACATTCCCGGATCTGGTCCCGAGAATACAAGTAGGAATCGAATTGGCCAAAGAGGCCGGATGCGAATATATTTTTATCGTGGAAAACGATGACTATTATCCGATCGATTATCTTCGGACGAAAGTACTCGACTTCGATTTCTGGGGATGTGAAACCACAACGTATTATAATTTGAGGACAAGATCATATGCAAGATACCCGCATAAGCATCGAAGTTCGCTCTTCTGCACTGGCTTTAAGATATCGGCTATGGATGGATTTCACTGGCCTAGCGATACATCGGTTTTCCTTGATCTGGAGATCTGGGATTATGCAATCAGGAAGCGGAAGCGTATCTCGCTGGACCAGCATAACCCGTGCCTCGGCATTAAGCATGGAATTGGTATGTGTGGCGGCAAAGGTCACCGCTGGGATATGGTTCACAAGGACAAAAACTATCAATACCTCCAGGAGAATGTAGACGCTGATGCGTTTGAATTTTATAAATCGTTGAATTTATGATTATCGAAGATAGAGTTATCGTTCCTGATGGAAGAGTGGGTAAGATCATCCACTGTGTTATTGGTACAGGGATATGCTTGATTCTGTTTGATGATGGAACTCAAGAAGTATATCACCTTGATCAGTTAAAAACTTATGAAGATTAGCATCCTGCACCCCTCAAGAGGCAGATCCGAACAAGCGTTCCTTGCTATGTGTAACTTCACGGATATGATGAGCCACACCATTGATTATGAGTATATACTCTCCGTTGATACCGATGATAAGAGTCCGTATACATTCATCGATGTTGGGTTTGGTGAACGTTATAAGAAGATCATCAATCCAAATCACAACGTAGTACAGGCAGCTAATGCCGCCGCTGAGATAGCGACTGGTGATATATTGATACTCATCAGCGATGACTTCACGGCACATAGGCACTGGGATATAACTATTACTCAGGCATTAGAGGGGAAGTCAGGTGTACTCAAGACCTATGACGGAGTGCAGTCCTGGATTGTTACCTTACCGATAATGACGGGTGATTATTACGATGAGCAAGGACACATCTATTTCCCTAAGTACGAGCATATGTTTTGTGATACGGACCAAACGCATAAGGCCGACCTTGAAAAAAAATTAATAATAAGAAATGATATCGTCTTCCTCCACCATCATTATTCAACCGAAGGAGGCTGGCCCAAGGATGCCATCAGCAGGAAGGCCGATCTCACTTGGAAGCAAGGCGAAGCCGTGTACCTACAGCGTTGTATGAACCGGTTCGGACTTGGGGATATAGATATCTACGATCTATCACCGGAAGCAAAGAAAGCAGGACATGTAGCGTGGTTAAAGAAGAAACTCAGGTGAAGCTCTCCGTTCTCATCGCTACCACCGTTGACCGCCGGGAGATGTTTGGCAGACTTATGGAAGAGTTTGCCATGCAGGCGACCGATGAAGTTCAGATCCTCTTTGAAGAAGATGATAAGAAGATGTCCATCGGGAAGAAGCGTCAGCTTCTCCTTGAACGGGCCGAAGGTGATTATATCGTATATTTCGATTCAGATGATTTCCCTTACCCTAACTATTTGTCAGAGATCCTCACAGCCCTGGATAGTGGTCCAGACTGTGTAGGGTTTCTGATACATATGACTACCAATGGGAAGCATCCACAGGTATGCTGTCATTCACTCAGGTTTAAAGCCTGGGCCAAACATGTACATGGTTATGATTACGTACGAGGTGTGACGATTTTTAATCCCTGTAAAAGAGAAATTGCTTTACGAGCAGGATTTCCTGACATTAGATTTGGGGAGGATAAATACTATTCAGATCGTGTGACGAGGCTATGTCGTAAAGAGGTGTTTATCAACAAAAAATTATTTCATTACAGATACACAAATTCAATGAGTCATGACATCAAGTATGGAATTCGTAGATAATGAGTTATATCCTTTGATTGGATTCGAGGAGCAGTACAATATCACTACTACCGGTATTATCATAAGAAATTCCAGGTGGGTAGAGAGGGGTAAGAGTGGATACGTCATTGCTTCAAAGGTATTAAATCCAACAGTTAACAGTGTTGGTTATCACGTTGTGAATTTCAGGCTGTTCGGTGTGGCATATTATTTCCTGGTGCATAGATTGGTTGCTGAAATGTTCCTTGGTAGCCGAGATGGTTGTAATGTGATTAATCATATAGATCATAATAAGTTGAACAACCACTACAAAAATTTAGAGTGGGTGAATATGAGAGAGAACTATGCTCACTGGGCACGGACTCAAAAACAAACGTCTAAGTATACTGGAGTACATTTTTATGATGGTAAATGGCAAGCCAGGATACGCTTGGGTAAAGTTAAAAATATAGGTGAGTTTAATACTGAGATAGAGGCAGCACAAGCATATCAACAGGCGTTGATAGATAATGGAATACGAAATAAATATGCTATTGAATGAACGCAATCGTAGCATTAATCAGAGGATATAAGGATCAGGATGGATACAAGACGCTCATTAACCGTAATACAGCGGTTGAACGGTTT